GTCCTGATTGCCTTGTTCGAGTGCCGTTTGCATTTCGGCCGTTAAAGCTGCGGCCGCATTCAACTGCTCAGTGTTGAACACCGAAAGTTCATGCCCGAGTGTCGCCTCAAGTTCGGCCAATTGAGCCATCTGATCGGCCGTGAAGATATTGGCTTCCTGACGACTCGCCGTGTTCGCCATTTGACGTTCGAGAGCTTGCTGTGCGTTCTGCTGCGCCATCGGCAAGGCAGCCTTGACCATCGCGTCATACGACATGCCGGCGGCCATAGAAGTGTTCATGAGGCCGCGAGCGTTAGCGAACCGGGCAGCTTCCGCGCGAGCTTGCTGCAAGAGCGGCGAATCCTGCCCGAGTATCCGAGCGAGTTCAGCGTCCACCAGTGCTTCAGCCGACGCCTCCGTTTCTTCACCGCCGCCAACTATGTCGGTTATGGTAGCGGCCGCATCGTCAATGATCGCTTCGGTTTCGGTTGACGCTTCCTCGGCATCAACCACACCGACATCGAGATCCGCTTCGGTTACTTCAGCACCTACGACATCTTCGACAACGACCTCGCCCATTTCCTGCCCTTCAGGCGCTTCCGGATAAAGATCCTGCACGGAAGTGTCGGGATCAACACCGGGCCGACCGCCTTCGCCGGTATCGGCCAAAGGATCGCCGCCGCCTGGCAGACCACCACCATCACCGGGATCAACTGGATCGACCGGATCGACCGGATCGACGCCGCCGCCGCCATCGATCGGCGGCTCATCACCACCGTTGGGTTCTGGAAGCGGATCACCGCCAGTACCGCCGCCGCCACCGCCCATCATCATGCCGGCGCCGCCCATTCCGACCATACCCGCCCCGCCCGTAGGGCCAATCTGTACTATCGGCTCAGGCGTTGGATCTGCCATTCCGATCACTGGCTCACCAAGCGCAACAGGATCACCGTTGATCGGTGGCATTACCGCAGGCTGTATCATTGAACCGGCTTCGGCAATAGCACCGCCATTGGTGGCAACACGGCCGCCACGACCGCCGCCGCCCATACCCATACGACCGCCGCCTATCGGGCCTGCTTCTGCTTCACTTAACAATGGCATCTTAATGCTCCGTGTAATTCATTAGTCTAGCTTCGTGAGAGCTAGGAAGCTCCCTGTCTCAAAGTCCAAGTCGCCCACTTGTGCATTTTCCTGAGCGAATTGGACTTGAAGCGTATTCGTGCCGCTGGTCACATCTAGCGTCCCGGTGTAATAGATCTGATCGGTTCCGGAGCCGGTAGAGAGCGACGGAAACAGCATCACATCTTGCAACACGCCTTGAAGATCAGTCGTTGGTGCGCCAGATCCGGAGAAGTTTTTCACCGCTCCACGTAAGACGCTAGTGCTACCAATGCCGGTCGTAGTAATGTCAGTCCTCATGCCGCAACCGGAAACTGCCACATCGCGCGCGTTCACCACCATCAGCAGGCTGTAGCGTCCAATCGGAATGTTGGTGAGCAGCAGATCGGTATTTATCAACGCGGTCGTGTTGTTGACAGTATCGTCGCCTACTTGCTCGACAAACTCCGCTCTCTTGCTAATTTCAAAGTCCACTCCCGTATCGTCGGTGAACATCAACATGTTCGGTACGTCATTGCGTACCCAAACCTGACCAATGGCGGCAACGTCACCGTCTGGTGCTGCTTGCTCAGTGAGGCCGAGCGTTCCTGCAACGCGGAACTGATCGAATCCAGTTACGTCCCAAATCGCACCATCTGCCGGGCCGACCGTAATGAAGTTGACGGCATCGTAATCGAAAAGGACATCGTTGCCCGTACCAAATTTCAAGACGGCATTGTCATCGAATCGAAAATCAACGCCGGAAGCGTAACGAGCGATCGAGCCTGAGTTGTACTGACGAGTCGAACCGCTGGCGGAAGCCCATGTGACCGTGTTGGCTACGGTCTGGTCGAAATCGCCGAAGCCTGTCAGATCCGATGCAGTCAACACTCTTTCAAGCAGGCCGATGCCGGTCACGGTTTGTGCGACCTGTACTCCACCGACATTGGCGTTTGTCACTCGACAGGTAAGAACATTGTTGGCTTTCATATCGACGCCGTTCGCACCGCTGTGAGTACAAGCGATCGCAGTCCGGAAAGTCGATCCGTCATACATGCTCAAAGAGAAAGTATTCATCGCTGTGAGGAAGAACCCGGAATCCGGATCTATCACCATCAGTTGCCGCTCAACGCCCGAAGTATTCTCAAGTTTCATTACGAAACGAGCGCCGTGATTGTAGCTTTTCAGTTCCAGTTCTTGCGCGCCGAAGAATCCCAAATCAGCTAACGGCGAGGCATCAAGTCTGGTAATACCAACTCTTGCTGTTTGACTTCCGCCAATTGCGACGTTGCCGACAGTTTCTACAAGCAGTGGCGTTGCGAACGGCGAACCGCCGCCGCCTGTGCTGATTACGAAATCAACGCCAGTGTCATCCGTGTACATCAGGACATTTGGCGCGTCGTTGCGTACCCAAACTTCACCATAGCCAGGCACAGTTCCCGCGTCTGCGGCTCGTTCCTCAAAATACAAAGGAATATCGTTGAGCTTCAGGCCGCTGGTGTTGACAGCGCCGAAGTTGAAAAACGTGCCATCGTGCTGCATCGAGAAATGATCTTGGAAAGTGGCATCGCCTATTTGTACATCGCGGCCACCGGCTATCCTGAATACGGATACGCCGGCACTGAAAGTCATAACCATGTCGTCGGAGTAGTCCACCCCAAGCGTGGCATGAGCGCCGTAGTACCCGATGAATCTCACCGAGCCGTCTTTCCCAAGCCGCAATTGGCTGCTACCAAATGCACTTTCTTGAATGACTAAGGTTTGACCGTCCCAAGTCACATCTTCATCGCCTTCAATCGTGTCGTCAGCCGTCCAAACCGCAAGTTGGTTGTTGACAGGCGTACCCGAAATTAGAACGCCGCTCGATGACGCCGCTGATTTTGCGGCGTAATGCAATGCTGAAAAGTCGCTCACGCCATCGCCGCCGGCCGCGACCGAGACAAGTGTATCTTCGGGCGTGATCGCCCACTCGGATGCGTAGCCTCGATTCAGATCTGCATCGAGCGTTGCGGCCAGCACGAATCTGGCATTAGCTGCATCGAAGCGGATCTCGTAGATGTTGCCGCTGATGATCTCCGTGCCGACGAATGCGGAGCCATCCCAATTCGTGAACGCAACCGCGCCGATACCATCGACATCGATCGTGGCCGGGCCGGTGTTCGCGTGAGTTGCAAAGAATCGAACGCCATCACCGTCTTGATTCGACAAGCGCGTGTCGGGCATCGTTACGACATAGGCATTACCCGCTCCGCTTTCCGGTGCGAAGATCGACGTGTCTGTCGTGATTGCCTCGTTGCTGGATGGCATGAAGTCGAACGCATTCTGAATTGCCTGATACTGCAAATTGATAGCGTCAGATCTGACCTTTGCGCCGGGTGCAAAGTCAGGATCAAATTCATAATATTGGTTCGTGACTGTCACCGCTGTAGCCTCCGGCTGTCATAGTGCAACGTGATTCCCTGCATCACCCACGGATCTGAAAAAGCTGTTTCGTTAAAGATCAGGAAGCTGATGTTCTCACCAGTACCACGTAATTCTGCTCGCGCAGTTGTGAGCGTTTGACCGTCCCATTGAAATTCATCCCAATTGCTAATGTCCCAAAAGCCGCCGCCACCTATGATATCGATCGTCGGAATGTTCGCTATCTCATCGAGAAGATCGGTGCTGCTCGATGACTCCAATGCGCTGTAGGAAAGATCGCTCTGAAATGAGATCGTCAATTGATTCGGCGTATTCAATTCGAGATCCACACGCCGGAACTTCTTGCGATGCGAAGGCGATCCGACCTGATTGAATGCTGTCCGGACGTATGACGCGATATCTTCACCGTCGAAATTCTTGCCGATCTGATCCTCGAACACGAAGCCTTCATTCGTCACATCGTTGGTGACAAAATACGTGCGCTCTTTGCCGAGTTCGTCGTCAGTGTTGTAGATGCTTTTCACTGGAATGTCGTAGGACAGAAAGCCGAACTCGGAAGGATTTTTCGCTGTACGCCTTCGGACTTCGGTTTCGGCCTGTGAACCGGCCGTGACGTACATCACCAGACAGCTATTGTCGCTGAAGTACATTCGGAACTGGTTCGACTCACGCACGATCGTTGAGTCGTTAAAATTCTTTCGTTGCGTGATGAGGATCGGCTGCACTTGCTGAGAGATCGTGGCCGATATGAAATCACCAAACTGCTGCGTTCGAGCGACCGAAGTGATGCCGAGATCATCGAGCGAATACACGGTATCGATCTTCTTAGATCCATACAGCAGAGATCCGGACTGCTCTGCGATGAGTCTCAGTTCCCAATCGGAAACCGATGTGCCGAACAGGCCGCGTGTCTCGCGCGTAGTCGAAACGATCAGCGCATTACCCACGACGCTGTTCAGTGACGTGCCTTCGTCGCCGAGGCCGAACTCACCGGCTCCGAGGAACGATTGCCAGTTCAACGGCTTGCCCGGCACTGAATGCTGCAGAGATCCGCCGGGAAACATCATGAACAAATGATTGCGATGTTCCTCGATGAGAAACGGGATATTCGTCGGCGATATGCCAGAGCCAGGCAGAGTGTCGAGCGGGTTCGTCGGCATCAGGATCGGAGACACGACCATGTTCTCATCGACCTCGAACGCTGGATCGACGCCGTTGCAGCCATACGCTCGAAATGTGCCAACGCCGCCGAAGAAATTGTGATTGTGGAATCGGTATATGCCGTCCGGAGAAAATTCGAATGTCACGTTCGCGCCATCGGCGTCGGCTACTTGTGTCAGTGCCGGCGATTCAAGCGCCTCATTATCAGTGAACGGCCCACCAACCACGTTCGTCAGCACGTAGTAGCCTTCACCAGATCCATCGTAGGCGACCGAGCCGCCGTTCAGAATGATGCGATGTATGGTCGCAGTCGCGCCGCTTGAGCCGCCGGTCAGCGTGTCGCCTTCTTGAACAGCGAGGCCTGCATTTATTGCCGCGTCGAAGCGAATGAAATCAGCCATCGTGATGCCGGCGGTTGTCCAGCCGGCCGCGGTAGCGACGTGCATGATGCCGGCAGTTTGACCGGCATTGTTTCGCCACGCATAGATATCGGCCTGTCGCTGCCACGCTCCGCGGCATCGGCCTGCGCCTGGCACTTCGATAATATCGGCCCGGTAGTTGTCCTCCGCTTCAAGCAGCCAGATTTCTTCCTGATCGACGTTCGGTGCGGCCTCTGTGACCGGAGCGAGATTGATGGTGTAATCGCCAGCGTTCAGATCCTCGCCGTTTATAAACGTGCCGACGACCTTCGTCACACCCATCCAGTCAGTTCCGACCTGATCCGCTATATCTTCTGCAGAATCATCCCAAAGGCCGCAGACCTCGCCGGTAGCGCCGCTGGTAACGCCCGTTATCGAGTCGCCGATCGCCAGTACGGGCGTCGTGATGTCCGTGCATTCGAAGCCAACATAGGATGCGTCAGACGGCTTTGGCCGGCCGTCGAGCCGTTCGTAACCGGGAATGCGACGGTAGCCGCCTTCGTACCACGGTTCGAAGTTGACCATCGCGAGTGCGCGGCCGGGATCGAGCGTGAGCGCGGGAGATACGATGTCCAATCCGCCGGCCAGCGGGTAATAAGTTGTGCGAGTTGCATTCCTGCCTCGCCGAACTCTGTCACCGCCACTAGCGCGACGTGGAAACATTTCAGACATCACTTACTCCGCGATTACTTCGATCATTGCTCCTGTTCTGAACCGTGCGTTGAATTGGTTCGGCAACTGATCGTTTTCTAAAAGGGCCAATTGCTCGACGTAAATTTCCTCGCCCTGATCTTTGATCTCAGGAGCGTTCTCGAAATTCGCATATAGAATCATGGCCCGACCAAGAATAGCTTGATGAAATCTCAACGGTATAGCCGAGACATCATCGCTGGCCGCCAACATGGTGGGCCTGACGTAATAGTCGCAATCGATGGTGTAGATCCCATCGGGTACGGGTTCAAATAAGAGCGAGTTATCCGGCATGAGAATGATGTTGTCGATCGCACCCTCAGTCGTGTCCAGAACGTCGCCTTTCCGCTTGTCCCACTCAGCAACAAGAATGGGATTTTTATCTGTTTCGCCTGGCAGAGTAATCATGAAGGACTGCTCATCCCAAAAGACGAGATCCGGCGGCTGCGCCAGATTATCGACGCCCTGCACTGTCGTGTTGTTGCCGGCGTCACCAAACGTGCTGCGTAGATACTTCCAGTTCGCCCACTTCATCTGGATCAGGTTATCGGCTCGCCTCACCCACGACGCCAAACGCTCTGCTTCACCAGAGAGATCGATCACGGTCGTCGGTTCGGCGCCAGCAGCACCAACCGATATGTGAAGTTCCTGCACCAGTTCCAGATAATCGCTCATTCAGCACGTTCCTCGGCTTGCCGGGCAGCAACATTTTCTTTGTTGGCTAACGTCACCGCTTCCGGTGACTCCCCTTCGCGATAACCCTTCAGGCCATCCTTGCCTTTTCTCCGGTTGATCTTCGCTCGCGCCGCAGCGCGTACATCTTTCTTGTTTGCCACCGGATCTGCAGCCGGTTTGTCGGGGGCATTCAGTTTGCCGATATACTGATAGCCGGCACTGAATTCGCAACCGTCCTGATGGTAACGAATACCGTTCATGCCGCGAATTTTGACATGGTGCTTGTCGGGGTCAAAAGTTTTGCTCATGGTCGTTTCTTCCTTCGGTTGGCCTTGCGTTTCGTTTTAGCTTTGTGCTTCACATCCATGCGTTTTGCACGGTGCGATTTCTTCTTTCCAATCTCGCCTCTCTTTTCCTTCAGTTCGGCTTTCCATTGATCGAGCGTAATCATCCGAAAACCCTTCGGGCCGCCTCTGACTCGAACGAGTTTAGTGAGTTTGGTCGTCACTGCCTGGTACTACTTTTTCTTTTTTGTTTTCGCAATGTAGGCGTCGTATTCGGATTGCGTCATCTTCTGAGTGCCGCCTACGCTAGTGCCGCGAACTGTGATGAATGCTTCCTCAACGTGTGCCGGCTCAGACACGACTTCCTCACCCTTTTTCTCGACCGGGACTTCCTGCTTCACGGTTTTCTTCTTCTTCGATGATTTCTTGTTTGCCATGTCAGAGATCCCTGTGTGGATACATTGGGCCTGTTAAGTCAACGGGCGCCGGGGTAGTCATTTCACGCGGGTTGTCAACGTAATCGCATGAAAAGTTTTCGTACTGCGTATCAATTTTCTTGATACCTGAGCAGCCTTCCTCGATCGGGCAGGCCGCAAGAAGCGGTTCCTTGCCTTGATCTTTGTCCACGATTTCTACACTGATGAGCAGATCTTCATCTGACATCAAAGTCGGTTGTGGATACGGGCCGTGTGATCCTGATTTGTGTCCCATCTTCACTCTCCGGTTAAAAGAAAGCAGGGGATTGCTCCCCTGCCTCCATCGGTTTCAACATCCGAGATCGAATGTATGCCCCTTTTCAGAGACATCGTAGCCGAGCTTCTTCCCGATCGACTGGCGAGGATTCCCGTTGACCGGGTTTATCGCTTGAGTGATCTGAAAGTCACTGGATACCTCGGAGTCGAAGTCTTTTCGCTCGCTGAGTCCGTACTTCACGCCTGAACTCTCATCGGACATGAACGATCCACGGATCGTTGTAGCCTTATGAGCAGGAGCGACGTACTCGCCCTTGAAGCCGCCATGTGTTGAATGTGCATTTTCCACAGCAGTTCTCCTTAGTACCAATCGATATTGACGGTAATTTCACCGTCGCCGCTTGTAAGACCGCCATCACTGTCGATCTCCACAAGTGTATCTGCAGCCAACTCAACATCGTTCACACCCGCGACCACTTCCGCGCCAGCCGCCAGCAACTCAGCAGCCGACATGGCCTGCCCTGTGTTGATGAGTGCTGCTGCGATAGATAGCGAAGCGGGAGCGACAGCGCCGTTGTTGCCAACGCTGATGACCGAACTGGTTGCACCAACTGTGGCAACCGTAGCGACGAATTCGATTCCTCGAACTCGACCCACTTTGCCAGCCGGGCCAATAATGCGCCCGAAAATAGCACTGGTGTCCACTGCAACCAATGGTGCAAAACGATAAGTCCGAGAAAGCTGCTTACCATCATAAAAATTTGACATATTAGCCTCCCCTTACTCTGTTGAGTCCCATTTGAGGATACGAGCTTGCGCTGCATCGGTGTGGACAAGTCCATAACCGAGCAATGCGTACCACGCTACACCGCGAGATCGACCAAAGTCGGTCGGGATCTTGCCGCGTATTTCCTCTTGGATTGAGAACGCCTCGACAACCGTATCCTGTCCGAAGAAGAATATAGCGTCCGAAAACGTCCAACCTTCCGCTGCGATATTGGTCTGTTCGCAATAGCGAATTCCCTCGTAGCGGCCCTTCTCACCATTCATAATCACATGCCAACCTTCTGACACGTACTGATGAATTAGCTCCAAGTCGTCCTTGAACGCGCGAAGCGTCGTCGGCCGAGCCAGTGCCATGTAGTGAGTACCATCGAACGTCGGAATGTCACGTTCGGCCATTTCGTCAGCAATCAGTTTCGCTTGCGTATTCGAAAATTCCGAGTCAGGCGCGCCGGATGGCGTACCGTTTTCAGTGACAGAGATCGTATCACCGGTGCTAGTCCCGACAATCCGGATGGGCGTTAATTCGAACTGTGCGTTAGCAGCAGCATCGAGCGCCTTCCGAGCGTCGTTCTTGAGTACCTTGTGAATAATCTCAGTAACCGGATGCTCCGACAGATCATCCAGCTTCTTGGTGAACGGAACAGAGTTGCCGTACTCCGTCACAGTCAAAGAACTCTGACTGATCGTGAAGTTTGATTCCGGCATGATATCCGTTTCGTTCAGGGTTCCACCCTGCGTTGAAACATCTGAATAGACGTTCCAATTGAAGGTGTCGCCTTTGCCTTTCCCGAATGCCTCTCTGGCATCACAGAACTGACGAAAACGCACCATCGGCTGCAGAGCAGTCCTGAGCTTGCGGCTCAGGTTGGGCGACCACATAAATCCGCCCAAAGAGTTGGTTTGCCATACTTGACCAGCCATGACAACTACCTCCTATTTTGCACTGTTAATTTCATAATTAGACAGGTTGCCCCCTAGATTCCTTCAATTGTGCAAAGGCTTCTTGCGGCGTTTGTTCAACATCATCAATATCTTCTGGTTCGTGATGTTGCGCTCCCGCTGCTGCGGTTGGCATCCGGACTAATCCCGTTTTGCGTTCCAGACGAGTTTCGGTGGTCTGAGCCGACACAGGGGAGTTTTGATTCTTGGGAACAGGAAGCGGCGTGATGCCGGTATCCTGCGGTTGTCCCGAAATATCTTTCACCCATGTGCGCGTTCGTTTCCCTGCCTCATCCATCACCTGAGTCATATCCCAATCGGGATTTTCTCGCTCAAGTGCGTCGGTCATGTCGTCTGCCATCTTGTACAGCCGAGCATCAGCCATGATGTCAGGATAGTTCGTTTGGAACTGTGTATAGCCCATGTGAACGTCCTTCTTTCTTGATTGAGCCGTAAGCTGACCAGTCGCAATCGACGCGGCCTCTCGCGCAATTGCTTTAGTGTCCACCGATACAACGGGTCTTGCGAGTGCGCTGTTTCGGATTTTCCCAAGCGTTTTTGCGAGTTTTTTCGCAGCATCTTCCTCGGTTCCCGAGAAAGCTGTATTGAAGATGTCGGTGGCTTCCGCCAACAAATCTTCATCCGTCAGGCCTGCCTGCGAAGCGGGTACTGCCGGCCGTGCTGGTTGTGAAGCCACGGTATTCATTCGAGCCTGCAGCGCGGCCTCACCGGCGCTGAGTCGATTTGCCCTTTCATCTTGGATCTTCTCGGCTTCGGCCGCATTCTGCATGCGGATCTCTGCCGACAATCCTATCTGCACCTGGCGCTTCGCATCAGCGAGTGGGATCAGACGATCTGTTCCGTTCACTTTCGCTTTGACCATTGGTACAGCGCCATCCATGACGATGAAATCCGCTAATGGATCATCCTGAAGATTCGAGGGTAGATTCGCATGCGGGGCGGGTGATACTGGTTCGTGTATTGGCGTTATTGATGCGGCGCCATCGTTCGGATCGGCGTGGACGATGCCGGCTGCGGCATTCGATTCGGCGATCTCTCTGTTCATTCCGTCTTGAAGATCCTTCATGCCGGGGTCATTTGAAACTGCCTCTGCAATTTCGTCGATGCGAGCTTGTTCTTGCCGCTCGGCCATCGCTTCAAGTTGTGCGGTACGCGGGTTAGGATTGATGACGATCTCTTTGGACGTATCAACGTCCGGATCGATCGTTACTTTAGGCGGCCCTTTATGAGCCGCGCCCTGATGGGTGGCGGTATCATTCATGTTCTTCCTCACTTCTATAGTTTTCCAACATAACGGCGGCCTGTCCACCGCGCGTAACTGCATCGACGCACCATGCAAGAAAATGTGCTGCTGCTGCTGCGTCTGCCTTCAATTTCAAATACTCCCGTTTGCCTTCTGGCGTGTAAGGATCGATGTCAAACATTTCGTCGCGACAACGATCGTACTCTTGCTTCGCGCAACCATGCAAATATCGGCCTGTACTGGACGTAAGAAATTGCTTAACTTCCTCGCCCAATATTGCCTCTGCAAAAAATTCGCGCTCTTGTTCATTGACAAATTCTAGCTGCGTCGGGTCAGCCATGCACTTCTCCTAGTTAGTACGGATTTCCCTTGTGACCGGGATTGTCGTCGTCGTCGTTCTTGTCCTTGTCGTCGTCGTCGTCTTTCGGTTTCGGCTTCGGCTTCAGCGGATCTGGCTTCGCTGCTTTGCGTTTCTTCGTGTCGCCGCCGCTAGGCTTCGGCATATCCATTGGCGCACCGTAAGCCGGCTCGCCTTCAGATCCTTCGTGAGCCGGGCCGGGATCTCTAACGGCCGGCCGGGGTGACGTTGGGCTGGACACACCTCGACGGCCGCGCTGGCCGCGGCGATGTTCGTCGGGCGCACCAACCGCATCTGCGATCGCGCCTTCCGTTCCTCGATAGTCACGAAATACGCTCCCTTCACTTTTAATTTTCTCGGCCATGTCAGTAGCCTCCGCTGCCGCCGCCGATCTTGCCGCCGCCGGTACTGCCGCCGCCCATCTTGGTTTTCGCGGCTTTGACTTGGCCTTGTGCAGCGCCCATTGCGCTTTTAAGTTTGCCGCCGCCACGGCCGCCGCCTGGCGTAACCGGTGGCATCGATGTCGTTGGCCCACCGCGGCGCTTGCCGGGGCCGCCGCCGCCACCGCCGCCCGGCCGTGGTGGTGGTGTTCTGCTGCCGCCGCCGCGTGGCGGTTTAATAACGCCGCCGCCCGGCCGTGGTGGTGGTGTTCTTCCAACGCCGCCGCCCGGCCGTGGCATTGCCGGTTTGACAACACCGCCGCTGCCGCCGCCCATCTTGGTAGTCGCAGCCTTAGCTCGGCCTGCCGCGTTGCTCACGGCAGTACCCATAGTGCCGCCGACTGGCGGCATCGATGTCGTTGGCCGTGCAGCCCTTTGCGCTTTAACTTGGCCCTGCGCGCTTCTCGTTGCAGCACCTACACCGCCAGCGCCCAAGTTTTTAATCTGGCCGGCAGCTTGACCCTGCGCAGCACCCATCCTGTCGCGTAGGCCAACTGATTGACCGTGCGCCGGCGAGCGTCCTGTACTTCCAGTTCCTATCTTTGGCATGTCATATCTCCGTCGAACCGAGTTCGTTGCCATCTTCATCTTCGATGGTGATGGTGTCTTTTGCCGGGGCTTTTTTGCGACCTTTCTCGCGCACGGTTAGAAGCGTTGGCTCCAAGTCGTCGTCGAAATCGATCTTGTAATACGTCATGCCCGGTCGCGCGTCTGGATCTGCCAGATGCTTCGCAACCGTCGCGGCATCGTTCTCAAGGAAGCACTGAACGACTTCTTCATGCTCGATGAGCGGTACTTCCGCCACGGCCGGGATCGCCGCTACGGCATCCTCGGCGAGAATAATCGGATTTGTCGTGAGATCTTCTTTGATCGCCTTTTGGGCCGGCACTTTGGCAATGGCCGCTTCGAATGCCTGATCGACGTAGATCTTTTTTCGTACAACTAAAAAGTCGTGGCTCATGCCTTTGCTCCCTGTTCACGTTTAAGCGTGTGTTCTTTGATGGCGATTACATTGTCCATCGCCTTCGTTTGTCGTGTGGTTCGATCCCTCATGCGATCGAGGCCAAGTTGCTGGTACATCTGGCTCAACTTCATCTTGCGATCGAGAGCCAGTTTTGCAAAGCCGAGTTCGGCCGTCATTTCCAGCTTCATTATTTCGCGCTGATGACGCATCTTGTCATCTTCCTTGTTCTTTTCGAGTTCTTCCCGCTTCAGCACAATCTCTGGATCTTCTGCTGGCGGGTTCGCTTCGATATAGGCCTTTTGCTCATCTTCACTGCGGAAGAATCGGCTGGCGTCCTTGTAGCCGAGCGCGCCGTAGATCTCATTGGCGACATCTTCAGCCTTCATGCGTTCGGCCATGCCCGGCAATTCGGCTGCATTCTTCGTTGCGTACATCAACTTCTCGACGCGCCGCTGTGGATCGGTGTTACCCATTCCGACATTGACGCGCACGATGAGTTCGTTCATGAGCAGATCGTCGGTGATCTCATCGATGCCAAACCTCTGCATCAATTGGGCTTTCTTGCCGGCCAGCGCGAGGATCGTTGCGTCAGTCTCGAAATACTGTTCAAGCCGCACCATCTGCCGGAGCGTCGGTTCGACCCACGTTTCAAAAAAGACGCGAAGGCCGTAATCTCTCACGGCTCCTGCACCAGATTGCATGGCTTCCATGCCACCAACAGTCTCGTTCAAATTCTTGTTCGATTGCACTGATGTTTGTGAGAAAGAGCCGACGAGTTCATCGAGTTCGATGCTCAGTCGATCCTGCTCTTGGTACGATGATCCGGTGACATCGCGGGTATCTACCGTCTGCACGTCTTTCTCGGGATCGTTCATCATGACGCCGCCGCCTGGCACGTTGCGGATCAGGGCGTCCAGATCCACTTGGCTACCGCGGCGAATGTAGTACCGCTTGTTCAGCACCAGCTTGACGTTATCAAGCCGCTGGTTCGCGATGATATTGATCTCGGCCTGCAGTCCCGAGGCTTGCTCAACGTCACCGGCCGGATAGTTCCTGAAAGCCTCGATGGTGCTGAAGCCAACCGAGAATGGTCGCTCGCCCATGCGTAAGTGTGGGAAAGCCTCAGTCAAAAGAACCGGATCTGTAAGGATCAACTCGGTTCCCATCGTCCAGTACATCATGTCGTCGCCATTGATATTGACGATGTTCATGTGCGCCCACAAAGTAGAATAGGCGCTGCTGGCCTGATCGTCAGCAGGGTCTATTCTCTCGCGGCCTTCTCGGGCCTGTCGTGTGCGGTCGTACCACCGACGCCGGGTAGATAGCAAAGCGCCCATGTCGTACTTGCGCCAAAGCGGCTGGCCGGTCTTGTCGTCCAGCTTCTCCATGCGTTCGAGCGCGTCGATCACATAGATCGGCATCATGTAGATCAGGTACGGCGACGTGCCGCACGGATCTCGCCAGTCGCACATCGGGTCGAAGCGGAAATTCTCGGGCGCGATCAGGTCGATGACAAGTTCGTCTTTGCGAACTTTTTGCTGCTCGAAACCCATGAGATTGCCGTCATCATCGGTGATGTACTCGCCGTTGTCGTCCTGAGCCGGGATCACATCGGTGTCAACGTGGTAGTCCCACCGCTGCATCGATATGCACAGGCCGTACACCTGAGTCGATTGGTAGGCTCCGATCACGGTCTG